CCCACGTTGTGCCAAGAGAATTTATACTTGGTTGACATTTTACTTCACATTCAAACTTCGCAAGGGCTGAACCCTCACACAATCATAATCTAAATGCCTACGTCCACCTCATGGGTGGTTCGGAATAAAGATTCCTGTGTGGGGCCTATAGTTGTCATCTATAGGGACCACCCATGCGGTTTGCTTACAACAACGGGGAGACTTGGCCCTTTCTTAGGCCAGTCGGCACGTTGGTGCGCCTGTTAAAAATGCGAACGAAAAATCGTCCGCGGCAGCTTCAAACAGTTTATAGCTGCCAATGAAATGTTTGTTCCACCCAAAGGCAATGGGACTCGCCAAATTATCGTAAGGAGCGGGTCCCTGGAAGGACATCCAGTTTGGTGTTCTATTGTCCTCTGTGGTCAAACCCCTGTGCACAAGAAACTTGTTTCTCTCAACAAGGGGACCTTCATCAGTTGGAACCAAGCCCTCAGCCACCAGAGAAATGGGAATCCGGCTATAATATGGCATCTCCCACTCGACCACGCCTCTCAAATCCGAGTAGACTTGGTGTTGGAATTTTCCACTCCCATCCGTGGGTATTGTGGAGCTGGGGTTGTAAAGTGTCACATCTCCGTTGCTCGTCGATGCAAGGTTTCGAGACACGACAAGTGGTACTCTGGAGGTTTGGAGCCAGTTGCCACCCTGAGACACATCCGAATACAGGCTAGGGTAGGATTGTCCTGGCTGTGACCAGAGTCCTGTCTGCATCTTGTACCTTTTCCCCCCTCGATAAAATCGATAGAGGTAACTGATATAGTGCAGAGGGTTATTGTTTGGCAGGATGTCAGCAACGCGCAAATTCGCAAGCGTCGTCGAAATGCTACCAGATGTTGGAGTCGTTGTGGGCAGAGTGACATGGCTTTCAGTCCAACAGGTTTTTGATAGTGGCGTCACCACTTGAATATCTTTTAGGCCGAAGAAGGCAGGATCGATCTCCACCCCCGTCCAATGATATGCTGTGTCGCTCAAATTGAGTGGACCAGAAATTGCAACCAAGTTTCCCGAGGCGTTGGTATATGGGAATTGCTTGCCATGGAAAACTTCTCCAAATCTTTTAATGATGGCCCGGAGGTTTACAACCTTATCACCAATGCAATTCTCCTCTGGCGACATCTCATCCATCGGGGGTGAACTCCACATTTTCTGTGCTGATGACTCTCCCTCATTACCCGTATTCTCACTCTCATTGAAGATTTGGGCCTCGAGAGGGGGGTTATTCATCGGGTAAAGCTGTCCAAATTGAGGGACTGCAAAAGCCATATCCTCTCCTCCGGCATGCCATAAAGTCAACTGTACCTGGTCACTCACAGCAGTACTGGCCGGTTTTAAAGGAGTGAGTACCTCAAAAAGAAGTGTCCCCGTACGATTTTCATTGTTCCACCCTGAATCTCCCTCCTGAAGAAACGCCATCTTACACCAGGGAACATTGTTGGCATATGGAACCTCAAACGAAAGTTCGCTGGTCTTTGACAAATCCAAAATCCAATTGTAACAAGATTCCACCTCATCTGTGTTTGGTGTCACAACTCCATTTTTAGCCGGAACATAAGAAATGCGCAGCCTGCCCGTGTGAAACGCCGTCTTCGCCACCGTGACTCGATATTTAATCCCCCCTCGCCAAAATTGGAACATTGAGGCAAGATAATTGAGCGTGGTGGGAGCGATAATCCCAGAACCAATCTCCTGGCAACACGATGGTGAGTTTTGCCAGGAGAAAATTTGCGAATGGGGCAGATCAGCTGTGGTCCAGGGAATCAACTGTACTTGGGCGACTCCTCTCACAGCGCACATCTTCGAATTGATGTTCTCAATTGCCATTTCGTCTTTTTCCAATCCAAAAACGTCAAAATTAGTGGCTAGGCCAGTGTCTTGCTGAAGTCCCACCACAGTAGAATCATCCAAACCATCCGCGTGAGTATAACCTTGGCCCGGCTCGTTTACCACGTGAGTCCTCGCAGCCTTACTCGTTTCTTTATTCAAACCCAACATGGCCGCTGCTCCTTGCACTGCTCGTGCAATCCATCCGACTGGTGTAGCCACTGCCGAAAGCATTGGAACACTTGACGCTACCTCCGCAATCGATGCAACACCTCCAGAGATCACTTCCAGTGGCCCGGCCTGCTTCGCTTCCTCGTCGCCCATTTGCGCTTCTAGTGTATCGACCACGTCCTTAGTTGGGAAGACGAGATCAACATCTGAAAACCACGCAAAAACAGTGAAAGGAACGGTGTCAGGAGTAACTCCCGAGTGTAGTTCGACGATTGGCGCAATGATGATTTTGCCAAATCGCCCTTCTCCGTCCGTCAACCGAAAATGTGACATGGGACACATGAAAGGAACCGACAATTCTGCCGGCTGTCCTGTGGCCAAGTCAATTTCAACCCCTGGATATCCAGTGAGATTTTGGGCATATCCAGTGTGACCCCGGTTACTTTGGGTGTCATAAGGGCTGTAACACATCCAATATCTGCCCTGCTGAAATGGCGTGGCATTGAACACAAGTCTCACATTCAGCTTGGCTCGCAGGAAGGTGAAGTAGTTCAATTTGTCCACCAGATTAGGCGCAGTCGCGTACATTACCTCTGGAAACTCGAGCTCTGTTGGGGCAATACTGGTGTCCTGGAATACGCCCTCATGCACCTGAACGGGTCTGCCAAGAATCGAGACCAAAGAGTGCGACAACGACTCAGACGGCAATCCCACAAGACTTGAGGGATCTTTGGCCATTACACGCGCCGTCGAATCTGGCAATTCCTCGCGAAAGGTCGTAATTTGTTGTTGTTCTATCATATCTTTTTGTAACGATGTAGCAACTCTAGGGTTTTTGTAAACCTGGTCAGTCGAGTTAAACTGAACCTCAAAAACGGAGGGCGAAATAGCCTGGATTTCTAGTGGCACACATTTCGCAATAGGATTTCTCCTCCACTCTGCCAACCGAGACCGGGCTCTGCTGTTCTGGACCTTCCTCCATTTGTCCAAAACCCCTACTCGGCTGTGCTGTCCTATGTTCTGTTCCTCGCATGTCATCCACGCGGACAGGAGCGTGTTCGACGGTTGATCGCAAATGCCAAAGCTCAGGAGAACCCCAAGCACTTGCAACACGAGGAACAAACGTCCATTCGATTTGAGATTTTCACGTTTCACTATGTTGGCAGGGTCATCGGTTCCAACTTGAGTTTCAAGAACCTCAGTCTTTCCAGTAACCAATCCTGCTTGGTGGAGAAGACTCTCTTCGACTTCCCAAAAAGTCAACATCGGGTTTGGAATGTTAGCTTTTGCACACGCTTCCGCAATCATTTGTTTACGTTGTTCGAATACCTTTCGCCCGTGCAGTGCCCACTCCATTTGGGCGCTCTCGATGTTGTCGATAGTGGCTTGCTCGTCGGATGGCGATTTCCTAATCCATTTTGGAATTTCATCAATCGTGTC